TTATTATTTATACCATCGTCTTTAGTTTCAAGGTCAATTGCTATTTCAGAATATCCTGATAAGTCTTTAAATTCTACTGGTGCTGTCCACATATGTTTTTTAAAATTCATTGTTAATTGTAAACTCATTTTTTCTTCACTTTGTTTAGTGCTCTATTTAAATAAACTTGTCGCCAATCTTTATCTTTAGTTTCTTTTGCTTGTTTAGAACATTCTTTAGCTTCTTTACTAAAGCCATTCTTTTCTAACCATTCTGCGTGTATTTCCAAAATTTTATTTATTAGCATTTTTAAATTTTGTCATCCACAACCAATTCCAAAAAGAACCTGACCATCTACCAAATCTACAAAGCCAAGATTTATTATCCATGTTATCTATTTCTTCTATCTCATGCTCTACACGTAGTTTTTTACGTTCTTCTTTAGGCAGTTTCATAAAAATTTGATATGCCTTACGATTGTTTTTCATTTTTTTCCCTCCATGTCATTTAACTTTTTTATTTCTAATTCACAATAATGTTTAATTTTTTCTAAATCTTCGACACCATTCTTATAGTTATATCTACAAACATATTTAATTACGTTACCTTGAAAAAACGTAAGATTATTTTTAGATATAAATTCATAAGGTTGAATGGTAAAAAATTTATAATGTGAACCTCCTACCTGCCTGTCTTGTGGAAAGGCATCGTCAAATAAACCTTTATCTGTCATCTTGGTAACTTCTAAGTATTTCTTTTTTTTCTTCTGCATTTGATATTTTTTCAATTAACTTATCTGCTTCATCAACATGTTGTGGGTGTTCACCAATAGCAACTGGTTTTTCAAGATATATTTTTAAAGTAGCCTCAGCTTCTGATATTTGAGCATTATATTTATCTTCTAATGCTTGTAATATTAATTGTTTAAACGTCATCTTGTTTCCTCCAAATAAATTAAATAATCTCTTCCAATTGGATAGTGATACTTATAATCAGTTGACAGGATATGTAAAGTATTTTTTGCTCTAGAAGCCCCTGTATAATAAACTTTTCTTTCACCACTTTGATCTAATTTATTTTTTCTACTAAAATCAGAAGCATAATCATTCTTACTTGCAAGAACAACGTGATCTGCTTCACCACCTTTTACACTGTGTATAGTATCAATAATTATTTTTGGTTCTTCATCTAATTGTTTTTGTCCGTACCTTTTTAATAATCTTATAAAATAAATTTTTTGCCTCGATGTAAAATTTCTTCTTAATATCCACCACCATTCTTTGTTTCTTTTTTCATCAGGTATTGTAAGACCGCACCATTCTTTTAGTTCTGTAAAGTTATAAGTTTTAAAATCAGGCTGCCCCATCCAAAATTTATCTTGTCTAAAAGCGTCCTTCTCTAAGTCTCTGATATATTTGAACATTATTTCTGCATCTGATTTGTTAATAGATTTATCTTTTGTGATTGCTGTCCACGATTTAATTGCTAACCATTGTTTTCTATCAAAAGATTTATTATTTTTATTGTCACCAAAATATAACCCAGCTTCTTTGGCTGCCATTCTCAATTCGTTTACAACTTTATTAACTCGTCCTAATATATACCAAGTGCCCTCTTTGCTAAAATCTATTTCTTTAAAATTTAAATATCTTTTTACAAAGCCTTCTTTGTTAGAGGGTAGATATTCTTTTTCTTCTGAATCTATAATCCCTCTTCTAATTATTTCAGTAAAATGATGAATAGCTTCTCCAAATCTTCTTGTTTTTCTTAAGACCACCTTTCTTCCAGGAAAGTAAGTTGTAAAGTATTTTGAATCTGCACCATTCCATTGATAGATACCTTGATCATCATCACCTGCTAAATAAATTTTGTTAGAATTGTTGGCTAATTTAAATAAAACTGACCATTGTAAAGGAGTAAAATCTTGTGCTTCATCTAAAATTAAAATATCTAATGGAGGAAAATCTATTTCATCTATGGCTTTTTCAATCATATCTGTAAAATCTATAAATGATCTTTCGCCACCTCCTGTTTTATAATGTTCGTAAGTAGCTATTTTTCTTTGAAAAACATCTATGTTATCTTTTTTGTAAGACTCTTGTTTATATACTTTTATTGGGTCTTCCATCCTGTTTCTTGCCTTATCATAAATAGATAAAGACCAATCTTTATATACGAAGTCATCATCTTCTAATCTGTTGTCTGATCTTTTGATAATACTTTCTTGTAAAGCGTAATCAATCATACAGCTTTTAATATCAAATACTTCTTCTGAAAAATATCTTCTACAATACTTGTGTAAGGTTTTAAATCTTGTAAAATTTTCTATGGTATATTGTGGAAAAGCAGCAAGAGCTCTTTCTATTGCAGTGTTAACAGCTTTATTAGTAAAAGATATAAAAGCAATTTTTTCAGGACGGATACCATTTCTTAAATGTTTTTTTAATATTCTTTCTATTAAAGTGTAAGTCTTTCCTGTTCCTGGTGGCCCATAAATTTTTATTGTTTTTTTATGAAGTTGTTTTAGTTTTTGAATCTCTGAATTTTCCTGTATGGTATCCATCGTCCATCTCCGTTAGTTTCTCTTCTTTTTTACTTGGTTTATTTCTTTTTATTTCTTGATGATTAATAAACTCAGGCATATCTACTGACCAAATGTTTTTCTCTCCTTCATAATATTCATGTCTAGTACAATTCAATAATCTTAATGCTTCCATAGAATTGTTAAATGCTTTATTCATTTTCTTTTTCATCCAATTATCTAGCGTTGTTCTTTTAAAATAACAAATATTTGTTTTAGAATCTAACACAACATAACCATCTTTTAATTTTTTAAAATCATCTTGCTCAATTGTATCTTCAAAAAATTCTTTTAATGTTTGATATCTCATATCTTCAAGAGTTTCTGCATAATTAAATTCTTCTGACTCTTCTGCTTTCTTAACAAATGCATCAAGAAATAAATCCCACATATTAACTTTTTGTCTTCTAGGTAATGTTTTCCATAAAATTTTATAATTTAATAATTTCTTTTTAAAATTTAATTCAGAAGCAAGGTCTTCAGGTTTGACCATAATTTTTTCTCCTTGATAATTAAACTGATAAAAAGATTCTTTTATGTCTCTGATAAACATTACATTATCAAACTCATCAATCATAGCAGGAGTTTCCTGCATAATACCTAATTTTCTTGTGCAACATTTTTCTTTATCGCATAAAGGAGTTTTACATCTTAAATTATAATCTTTTTTACTAACTGATTTTACAACTGTATTTATAACTTCTTTTTCATCTAAAGGATTAGAAAATATCTGTTTGTTTCTTTGTAATAAAATATCTGTAATTTCTTTTTTGGATAGATTACCATCTACCTTTCTCATTTCTAAAACACCAACATTGAATAATAAATCGTTTCTATGATTACCTGACCATTTTTCTTGTATCATTTTTTGTACACAGGGAGGATAGTCTTTCCAACCCTCTTCAGGTTCATATGAAGTTGCTTTTAAGTTTTTTATTTGTTCTAAAGTTGTGCGTTTAAGTTGTGCCAATTCTAAAAAAGCTTCAACCATAACTGGTGTCCCGTCATCGTTGTATGCAAATTCAGTTGTCATTTTTGCATTGAAGTAAGGCATACCCAATGCTTTATTCATAGGAAATACTTCGTTAGCCATAAAGTATTCGTTATTCCATTTATGTAAAACTTTTAAAACTTCTGCTTTGTCCTCCCAATCTTTTAAAAATAAAAAAATATGAAGGCCTCCTGATTTTGATCTAACAGGTATTAAAGGTAGTTTGTAATCTTTTATGATATCAATATATTTTTTTGAATTATAATTTTTATAACTTTGAGGATCAACATCTATACATCCCCATTTAATTTTGTCATCCCGTTCAGGCCTAAGACCAATTACATATTTACCCTGTAAATGATCTTGCCATAAATCGGCAGTCACTGGTTCGTGGAGCGTGAGGTAATCAGCTTTTCTCTTACCCCTTTCATCTTGGTCACCCGTTAAGGTGACCTTGATGAACTGCTTAGAGTCGCCCTCGAACAACTCTAATAGTCTATTTTGCATTAGAATGGTGTTGCTTCTGCGTTTACTTTCTTAGGTTCAGCTTTACCATCATCATCAAATGCAACTTTACTAAAGATGTCTTGTTTTTTACAACTCTCATAAAAAGCTTTTGATGTTTGTAAAGCGTCTAATTGTTTTGCAGGATCAAGAATTGAATCAAATTCAATTAACCAACCATACCAAGAATTTTGACTATTAGATTCTTTAGTCGCTTTAAGTCTATAAACTTGCGACCAAGAAGGCGGAACGAATAAACCATTCTTACCTTTTATTTTTCTACTAATAATCATTGAATTCCACAACTTAGATTTTTTCTTTTGTGTAGATTTCATGGGAATAAGAGCCATTTCAATAGGTTCATAATTCTCATTTAGTAATTGTACAAAGTGGTTGCCAGTGTCTTCAACATAATTACCATTCTGTAATCTGTCTTTACCGTCATCACCCTTTGTAGTTTTGGTCATGATAGTAGGATCAGTGTGAATGTTTACTGGTCTACCCAAACTTTCACCTCTATCTTGCCATTCGTTAAAAGTGTTATTGTAGTGACAAGGCACTGCAAGTACACCTTCTTTTGCTTTATACAAAGATTGAGTAATCTCATTATAGATATCACCCTGCTTTGCTTTCTCATTATACTTACCATCATCTTCATCTAGTACAGGTGAATTTGAATAAAGTATTTTCAGTAAAGGTAATCTAGTATCACGAGATGTAATATTTTCCATACCTTGTCCTGATAAAGCTTCTAAGTCCATTTTTACTGGAACCTTAGCTTCTTTTTTTGGTGCTACTTCTTTAGTAGCTTTTTGTGCTTCAGACATTATTTGTCCTCCTTCTTAATGGTTACACGATTAGCAACGTAAACTCCAAACATATCGTTTGGAACTTGTTTACCTTCTTGGATTTGTTCTCTTACAAATGTTCTAAGAGTAGCCCAATGAACACCTTCTTTCTGTTTTACATTGTAGCCTTTTTCTTGGGCATCCTGTATTACAGCTCTAGCTTGTTCATCTTGACCTTTTCCAAATTCAAGAGTCACGTTGTTTTTGATTAAGTCTCCATGTCCGTTATCTCTCAACCAATTGTGAGCACGTTCTCTGAAAGACTCTGTGATGTTAGCTTGATAATAAGGTTTAACTTCAACCGAACTACCATCGTTTAGTTTTAACAGGCTTATACCTGCTTCTCGCATTAAGTTTGGAATTAAATTGTCAGAAAGATTTCTTTCAGCTTCTTTAAGTTTGCTAATTTCTTCTTCAGCCGTTTTTATCTGTTTCTGAGTTTCCAAAAGCTTATTGCAAGTTTGTGCGATGTCCGCAGACTTCGCTGTATCAACCGTTATGGTTGACTCTGCTTCTAAGTCCATATTAGAACCTCCTTGCGAGGTGTATAAATTATTTGTTTACTTAAAGCAAGAAATAAAATAAAAATATTTTTGTTTAAACATGAAATATATTTACAAGACAAAACCTTTTGAACATCAAAGACAAGCATTAATAAAAGGTGCTGAGTCAAATAATTTCGCATATTTTATGGAAATGGGTACAGGCAAAACAAAAGTTGCAATTGATAATGCATCTTATTTGTTCACACAAAATAAAGTAAAAAATGTTATAGTGATTGCTCCTAATAGTGTTTACTTAAATTGGAAAAAAGAAATTGAAACACATTGTTCTGTTCAGTTTAAAATATTAGCACATAAAATTGATAAAATGTTAGACCCACAATTTAACGATCCATTAGATTTAACTTGGTACTTATTTAATGTTGAAGCCATGAGTCATAAGTCAGGTTTAAAAAAAGTAAAAGAATTATTAACAGCAGCAAATCAAACTATGATGGTTATTGATGAGGCCACAACCATAAAAAATAGAACTGCTAAAAGAACTAAAAATATTATTGAACTTGGAAAAACTGTTGCTTTTAAAAGAATTTTGACAGGTTCACCAGTAACTAAATCACCTTTAGATTTATATAGTCAGGTTGCATTTTTAGACAGAGATTTATTAGGGCATCAATCATTCTATACATTTAGAGCCAGGTACGCTGTCATGCATGAAATTGATATGGGAGGTAGATCAGTTTTATTACCTAGATATTATACTAACTTAGAAGAACTAGAACAAAATTTAAAAAAATTTTCTTATAGATGTAGAAAGATAGAGTGTTTAGATTTACCTGATAAATTATATACTCAACATTACATTAATTTAAAAGATGACCACAAAAAAGCATACGAACAATTAAAGAGGAATGCGTGGGCCGTGATTCAAAACGAAGAGGTTAGTTATTCAAATAAATTAACTGAGATACTTAAATTACATCAGTGTGTAAATGGCCATGTTAAAACTGACGATCATAAAATAATAGAATTTGATGATCCTAAATTAGATCAATTGTTAGAAGTAATAGAAGAAAACGAAGGTAAATTTATTATATGGGCTAACTACATATATAATATAGAAAAAATTATTAATATTTT